TGGCAGCCATCACCGACCGGGAGCGCCGCAGCTGCATCGGCTGTGTGGAACAGCATTTTGCCCGTGTACCGGGCACGGTGCTGGAGCAGATCACCCTCGGCGACCCGCAGATCACGGAAGAGATGGCAAAGCGTGCTGCCGTTCTGGCGGGCATCGACGGAGCCATCCAGACCCTGCCACAGGGCTACGGCACCCCGTGCACCGACGGCCTGTTCTCGCAGGGCGAGTGGCAGCTTTTGTCCATCGCCCGCGCCGCCGCCGCCGACCCGGCAGTGCTGCTGCTGGACGAGATCACCGCCAACCTCGACGCCGAGACCGAGGCCCGCGTGCTGGAAGCCCTCCGCCGCGCCTCCGCGGGCCGCACCGTCCTCTCCGTCTCCCACCGCATCTATGAGGACCTTGGTGGAAGAACGGTGGAGATCAAGACGAGGACGAAGTGAAAAGATCTTCCTGCCGGGAAACTTTGGCTGGAAGAAAGCTTACGCAAAAACGACAAAAAGCCCGCCCAGCTATCACTGGACGGGCTTTTTACTTGGAGCAGGATACGGGACTCGAACCCGCCGCCTACTGCTTGGGAAGCAACATAAAATGACGGAATAACGACAAAAAATGTGCATTGGGGAGCCTAGTGGGAGCCTATATTTTGAACTTCTGCATTTCCTCGGCGAGATAGGCTGCATCGTGTACCGTGTAATAATTTGCCGTGGTGGTGAAGTCGGCGTGGCCAAGAATGGCCTGCACAGCGGTGGGGTCGGCCTTGCCTTCCACGAGGCGCGTGGCAGCTGTGCGGCGGAGAGAGTGCGGCGTAACGCGCTGCTCTTTGGGGGTGTCCTTGGTATTGATGCCGCACAGTTCCATCAGGCGGCGGAAGGAATGCTCCACGGCGTTGATATCTTTTTTACGCCCGGCGGAAGTGGGGAGCAGGTAGACGCTGCCGATGCTGTCCAGCATCCACCCGGCCAAAATGTGCCGGATCGGGGCGAGGATGGGGATGATGCGCTGGCGGCCAGCTTCGGTCTTTTCGCCGCCGACAAGATAGCCCTGATCCAGATGCACGTCGTCCCGGCGCATGGAGAGCAGCTCATCAATACGCATGCCGGTGTACACCAGCACCAGCGCGATCTGAGCGGTGAGCCGCAGACGGTTGGCCGGGGCGGGATCGTCGGCGACAGTCTGGATGCGCTGGATCTCGGCGCGGGTGAGGGTGCGCTCTTTTTTGGGAGAGGCAGAGGGCAAACGCAGACCCTCGGCGTAATTGATGGAAATGATATCGTTCTGCATGGCCCACTTGCACAGCTGGCTGAACAGCTGCCGCTGCTTTTCACAGCTGCTGCGGGAAAGACCGTTTTCGGCCAGAGTGGTGATGATCTGCTGGTAGTCCTCGGTCTTGAGCTGGCGCATCTCTCGATCATACAGAGACGCAGCTTTGGCGTAGGCTTGCTCGTAGCTGTACTGCCCTTTGGGGCCGACATCCTGAAAGTGGACATCCTTCCACTTTGCGTAAACATCAGCAAAGGTATAGCGTAGCCGGGCGGCGCTGGTGTGTCTGGCGTTATAATCGTCCAGCGCAAGCGTGGCCTCGGTGGAACTGGCGTAGCTGCCAAGGATCTCGCCGCGTCCGGTCTTGGCGACCCATGGATTTGCGCGGAGATGATCCTTTTTCAGATAGACAGTGCCGCTGCCCTTTGGCCGACGGCGCCGTTTGCGCTGCGGCGGGGGTGCTACGGCGGTCTGGCGCTTGCCGCACCACGGACAGAACAGGGCACCTTCCGGAAGGGGACGGCTGCAGCGGATGCAATCCACGACATCACACTCCGTTCGGAGGCTTGCCATAAAAATTTCAGCTCCTTTGGGTCAGGCGCGAGCTGATGTGGTATAATGACCTTGTCAGATACGCACCCATGATAAGAATTCTCCTTTTTAGTTTCCGACATTCTGATTTCTCATTGGTATCGACTACGTAGAACTTCCCGGCAGACTTCCGACATCTGCCGGGATTTTCTGTTCTTTTGGGTCAGATGTGGGAAAGTGTGCTATACTGAAAAAGCAGCCGGGGCCGCCAGACTCCGGGCTGTACCTCCTTATTTGAGCGGTGGAATGCTTTGCACGGGAGACGCCCCGTTGGTATTGATGGATACCAACGGGGTTATTTACTTTATCGGAGCGCATTGAAGAAAGAGTCAATCAATTCTTCTTTGATATGTCCATCAACTGCTTTTCCATTTTTGCATACAATGGTGGTGTCAATGTCTGTAAGGTCACGAAGGTTTTTGTCACGTGTACCGCCACCCTGTACATAGAGCGCATATGCAGTGAGAATTTCATTCTTCATCTCATCCGTAAGAGAAAAATCAAGCGTTTGGCAATTTCCGTTAATCCGTACTTTGATTTCTTCGTCTCTGTGCTTGGCAAAGTCGTTCATGAAATCGACAGTTTCCCGTTTCATCAGAAAGCCAATTTGCTCAAGCGAAAAATCATCATTTATCGCATAATGAGTGGTATAACAATTTGAAAAGCTATAGCGATTATCTCCGATTTTGATTATTATGCTAGTCATATCGGTTGGAATTATTTCAAGGCAGTTGAACCAGAGTTGATAGCTATCATAATTATCATTAAGGATTAGAATGGGAACTACTGTTAAACGAGACCCATTATCAAATGTGATTTCTGAGTCGTATGAATCAGCAGAAGGAGCAACGTGGATTTCACCAGTCATTTCGTCCGAAGTAATCGTTACATCCTGCCGCCCATCAAACACGCCCATATTGAATTTTGATGTTGCTAGTGCCGGCATGGAAACAGAAGCCATTACCACCGCAGCCAGCGCGAGGGAAACGATTCTCTTTTTCATTCGCATTATAGATTCCTCCTAATACAATGTTGGTATTGACGGATACCAACGGGGTTATTTGTTTTAGTTGGAAAGGCTCTCTCTCAGTGCGGCGGCATCACCGGCTGTCCAGCGAGTGCTGTCCTTTTGCCGTCGATTTATTCCATCAGTATATCCTTGCTCATAGCCGTTTTTCTTGCCAGAACGGTAGGCATCACTAAAACTATCTTTTTTCCCAGTTCGATAGCCATCACCATATCCAGAGGAGCGAGCTGATTCTTGAACGCTTGTAATATACGGCGAGGATGGACTATAAAAGTCGGAAAAGTATCCTTCACCGAGAAGAAGACCAAAGGCAAACAAAAGAATAGATAGTGTAAAGAAAATTAAGACAACGTGACGTCGAACAAATGAGTTCTTCGCCGCGTGTTTGTTATAGTTCTGCTGGTGTAAAGATTGATTATCCTGTTGCAAAGTAGAAATTGTGGTGGCTTGGGTATGGGCCAATTGTCCCCAATACTTTGCATCGTGTCCATTGAAAACAGAAGCATCTTGAGATTTCTGTAAAGCAGACTTTAGAGCCTCGACATCAATTCTGGTGTTTTCTGCGCAGTTATACCAGTAAACGATATTGTGCCCTTGATAAGCCGCAGCATCCAGAGACTTTTTTAAATCTTCAAGTTGAGTAGCTACATCGTCATATTTATCAGACTTATCTCGGAGTCGATCGACAACATTCCAATAAGCAGCTTTTGAAATTTCAGATTTTGGTGGGTTCTTTTCGCGCAGATCAGCGACCTCCGTGCGCAAGTCAGCAATTGTGGATTGATAAAGAGAACAATTTTTTTCAAGGGCGAAATATTTACTCTTCCAGTCAATCGGGCTGGAATCATCGGGCATTCGGGTCTGTGTCTGCTGCTCAAAATATTTTTCGGCCCAGTATTTTGCACCATGGCCCAGATAAGATGAACTGGACATGATTTCCTCCTTATACTACGGAACATTATTTTTCTGGTCTTGATTTGTATTCGTCAAAAGCAATCGCATAAATATTTTGATAGCGTGGAATCTCCGTCAACTCATGCACCCGCTCCATTGCTTTTGCCTGTCCCTCTTCGTTCAGCTTCTTGAAATCTCGAACCATTTCTGCGATACGAGTCTGCTCCTTCTCTTCCGATTTATGAATTTCTGCAAGAAGAGCATTATTGTCTTTCCACTCGGACTGTGATTCCCAACCCATTAAATATGCTGGTGTGGTCTGCAAAATTTTGGCAAGCTCCGCAAGGCTGTCAACAGGAACTTTTTCAATATCGCCTTTTTCATACCTGTAAATAGTAGCAGGAGAAACGCCGAGCTGTTCCGCGACTTTTTCGGCCGAAAAACCTATTTCTTTTCTGCGGAGTTTTAGCCTTTCACCGGTGGTCATAGGATCACCCCCTTTTTTAAGAGAATAGCCTAAAAATCGCAAAATTGCAATAGGAAATCGCAAAATCGAAAAAAATCTTTGCAAGAATGCAAGAACCATATTGACTTTTATTCGTCGAGATGCTATTCTATTTCCAGAAACTCGCAAAAATGCGAGCATTCGAGGAGGTGAAAAGAATGTCAACAGACATGAATCTGCTTCGGGGAAAGCTGAAAGAACGCTGCATGACTCAGCAGGAACTTGCAAAGAAAATCGGCGTAGACTCTAGCACTATCTCTCGAAAATTGGCTTCCGATGGTATGAAATTCACCGTTGGAGAAGTACATGAGATTGCGGATGTTCTGCAATTATCGGCAAGTGAATGCAAAGATATTTTTTTGTTTTGAAACTCGCATTTTTGCGATTTAAAAATACCCTTGTTGGAGAAGAGCGCATGAAAGGAGGGAGGAAGGTGGCAGAAGACATGAAAAAGCCCTGCGAGCCTGTGGAAAAGGCTGGCAGGGACTACACGACGGTATTTTGTGAGACAGACCCATTGTGTGCTGCGCTGGATGAATTATGCTCCGCATTAAATTTCTGGTATGGTTCAATGAACAACCCGTGGCAGCGGGAAGATCGGGCCTACCGGAAGATGCTGGCTAAACAGACTCAGGCAGCATTGAAGCGAGTATTGGCCGAATCAGATTCGGAATCGTAGCACGCATAACGGTATTCACTGCACGAGGGTCTTTATAAAAATTGATCTCGCCAGATTGAAACCGGCGGAAAATCTCCCGGTAGCAGTCAACACAAGCTTGGCAGCCATCGAAGCGGGGGCAACCGCTCGGATAGGAAAATGCCGGTGTTTGGCCGGGGCCCTGCACCATCTGTATTTCGGCGTGGAGCCTAGGAGAAGTTTCAGGGAGACACATCGGGCAACTGATGTAAAAATCAATGATATAGGACATAAAGCTCACCTCCTTCCGGGGCTATTATAGCATAACCGGATGGAGCTGAAGGAAAAGAGCGCATGAAAGGAGGGAGCAAGAGATGGGCAACAAGAAAAAAGCCCGCATGAGGCGGGCGCAGAGGATGGCATTGCACAATGGCAGACAGGACAGGGTGTTTACCGTAACATACGGGGAAGGAGGTGAAAAGGATGGCAGAGAAGTTGACCATGAGCCCGATGGAGTGCTGCGAGGCGTTCCATGTGGTGCCGGACGGGTTTGAACCGATCCAGATGAGCCCGCCAAAGTTTAAGGCCATGTGCATGGCAAATCGGTTTGATTGGTGTGTGCCGATCCCGATGAAGCAGGATGAGTTTCTGATCAGCCGGGCGGGATTTTATGCGTGGCTGGACAGCTTTTTTCGGCAGAAGGTGGGGCGGCTGTGAACTGGTAGAACAAAAAAGAGAGCCCGGCGGTGTGACAGCACCGACGAGCCCTGCAAGGTGATAGATGTGACGACCTATCACCACAAATTTACCACAGAACAGGAGAAATTGCAAATGAAAAAGAAGTTGAAGGCGAATGCCTACTACATGGGTTCCATCCTGCTGGGGGTGGGCATGCTGGTGTGCGCGTCCGGCATTGAGCACAGCGAGGGCTTGGTGATGTTTGGCTGGCTGGCCGCAGCGCTGGTACTGGGCAGCGTGGCCCTTGGGCTGGCCGCGAAGGGCCTTGTGGCCGAGCAGCAGCCGGACGAGGGCCAGAAGGTACACAAAGCACCCACCGGCACCGTGACAGCGGGCCGCCGCAGCGGAAGAAAGGCGGGGTGAAGAAGCATGAAGGTGAAGAGAACCGAGGAAGTTGATGTCCAGCAGTTCCGTGTGGGCGACATCATCCACTTTGAGCTGTCCGATGGCGAGAAGGTGGAGATGCTGGCCGTGAAGGAAGAGGACGAGGGCATGATCTTCTGTTCTTCGGACTGTCTGGAAAAAGAGTGCAGAATGAACAGGAAAAACACCAATGCGGGCGGCTGGGATGCCTCTTATTTGCGGAAGAAACTGAACGGTGAAATCCTTGACCGCTTCCCGCAGGAGATCAGGGAGCAGATGCTGCCTTTTGAAAATGGGGATCTCCTGCGTCTGCCGACGGAGAAGGAAATCTTCGGAAAAAACCCATACGGAGATGAAGAGTCTGAAGACGTGACGCAGTGGGAACCCATGAAGCGGCGGAAAAACCGAATGGCGTCTCAGGGGTTGAACAGTGGATTGATGTGGTACTGGCTCAAGAAACCGAAGAGGAAAACGGTGGACTCTTTCATGGGCGTCAACAGCCATGGAAATGAGGCAAAATCCAACGGAAGTCTTGCCCTTGGTGTTCGTCCCGTCCTCAAAATCAAGAATCCGATGTCTGCACCTGCCACCCAGTGCCCTGACTACGGCGGCTGCTGTGACTATGGCCGCCCCTGCTGCGATGACTGCCTTTGCCATGGCAACTCCGACCACCCCGGCGGCTGCAAGGAAAGAGAAGGGCGGGGTGAAAAGTGAACGGGGAAAATGTAACAACCATCCCGGAGACCATGACCCCGGCGTTTGATTACACTGTTCTGCCCGCCAACATGTGCACCGTGATTCGGGCCAACACAGAGGAATTCACGTTGCACATGAACCGGAGCGTGCAGGAGTACGGACAAGCGTGCGTGAATGTGATGAATGTCCATGCGGCGCTGGCCGACCGGTACAGCGGGCGTTGGGCACAGTGGTGCCAGTCGGTCGGGCTGAGCATCCGCAGCGCGACCCGGATGGTGGAGGTTGGGAGCAACGTGATGGGTTCGGCCAAATTGGCCGAACTTGTGCAGGACGGCCAGATCGGAAAGAGTCTGCTGCAAGCCATCTGCGCCCCCAGCGCGGAGCCGGAGGCGGTCGATCAGGTACTTTCGGGGGATATCACGACGCATAAGGAGTATCAGGAACTTTTGGCCCAAATCAGGGAAAGGGACGAAGCCATTGCCGCCGAGAAAGCCCGCGCCGATGCTGCCGAAAAGTCTGCTCAAAATGCCCACAAAGAAAACTCCTATTTCAAGGAGCTGGTGAAAAGCGCCGAAGCCCAGACATCTAAGGACGCACAAAAGCGGGAGGAAGCAGAAAACCGCTATGAATCCGCTCTTGCAGACATCAACGGTCTGACCGAGAAAAATGCCCAGTTGAAAGCACAGGTGGATGCCGCCGAGGCGCGTGAAGAGGAAGCATGGAGGATGCAGAGCAAGGCCGAGCAGCGCGCCAAGACCGCTGAGGAAGCCCTGAAAAAGCAGCCCATCGCCGCCGTGGTGGACGAAGAAGAGATGGACAAGCGTGCCCACCAGCAAGCCTATGCCATTGCCGCCGACATGACCGGGGAGCTGCGGCAAAAGCTGGAAAGGATGCAGGAAAACGACGCGGCGTGGGTGTTTCAATCCAAAGACCGGATGGAAAGCGAGTGGGAGCGCATGGTCCCCATGCTGGAACGGATGGAGCCGGACATCAAAAAGGCAGCGTTGGACGGGGTGCTGAAGATGCTGGGCCGAATCCAAGGGCAGGTATTTGCACTGTACCCGGAGGAAGAGGAGGCAGAGCAGCATGAAGTACCGGGTACACATTGAGTGCCGGAGCGCGAAGATGGTGGAGTGCATCGCGTATGTGGTGCAGACGGACAGTGCGAAGGAAGCCAAGGAAAGGGCCCTGCACACGGCCCGGCAGTACTACACGGAGTTTAACGAATTTCGGGCCTACCACGTGGAGGAACTTGGAAAATGACGCTGGAACAATACAAAGCAAAGCTCGATGAAGAACTGAAAGCGATGGACTGGCACGAGCGGGACATCAAGAACAGCCGCGCTTACAAGGTGCTGAGCGCGGCAGCGCTGGATCGGGAAAACGTACCGATGGAAGAATGGCTTAAATTGAACGCATATTTTTACAAGCGCGTTAAGGAATTGCAAGGGTGACACGGAATGGATGGGACTCAGTGTGCCCATGTGTTCGAGATCACGCAGCCGGGATGTCTGGTCTGTGCCGGACGGAACCGAAGCTGCGAAAAATTTGTAGAACGGAGAATGTCGGATGAAAAAGAAAATGAACCTTGCGACAGAGATCGACCTGACGCAGGATAGTGTGGTGCAACTGACGTGCTGGTGCGGGCAGATCGCCCTACACGAGCTGTGGGGGCTGGGGCGTGTGCGGCTGGATCGGATCACCCGGCGGCAAGAGCAGCTGGGCAACGAGAGTCTGGCCGTGGTGATGGTGCCGGATCGCAACGGGATGCCCCAGACCGAAAAGGCCCGTCAGCTTCGGGCGGAGGCGCTGCCGGAGGGCGTGCCGGTGGAGTTCCGGGTCCCGGCGATGCGCACCCCGCGCACCCGGCGGGAGCAGCAGCTCAAAATGGTGGGCGACCGGGCAGCCACGATGGCGTGGCAGTTGATGGCGCTGGCCTGTGTGCAGGAGCTGGGCTTCGGGGCGGAGCGGCTGAATCGGCTGTACCGGGAAATGCGGCACAACTATGAGCAGCTCAACGAGTGGGGCAAGGCCGACGGCATCGAGGTGGCCATGGAAAAGCTGCGGCGCTGCGCGTGCGAGGCGTTGCAGACCGAGGAGATCGTGGTGGAGAACATCGACGACGAGAAGACCGTGCAGACTCTGAGCCGGAGCTATCAGGCGCAGGAAGACGAGTTTCTGAAGCGGGCCGTGATGATGGCCGCCGGACGGCGGGCCGGAAAGCAGGGCGGGGCGGCGCTGCCGCTTTCCGGCGACGAGGTGCGCCGGAAGATCGAGGCGGCGAAGGCACAGATGGACACCGGGGCCTACCGGAGGAGGGGTTGAGATGGGCGCGAGCAAGTACATTTACACCGTCTACGACGCGAAGACGGGGGAGTATGTGGCAAAGGGGACGGCGGCGCAGCTGGCCGGGAAGGGCATTTTCAAGGACGCCGGGAGCGTTTCCACCTGCTACCTGAGCAACCGGAAGACCGACAAGCCCCGGCGCTGGCGGATGGAGAGGGTGGAGGTCGGCCCTCTCAGCGCGCAGTCCGGCACAGCCGGAGCTGCTTGCAGCTCCCCCGAAGTGGGAGCTCTGCTTAGAGGAACCCCTCAGTCTGCCGCAAGGCCCGGAAGCAGGGAAAGCCGGAGCTGAGCTATGGCGGCTGGGCGGCAAAGGGCAAACCGGGGAGACCTTAACGGGCTTGCCCTCTCACCGCTCCATCCGACTGACGTCGGCGTGTCGCGGAGCTCCCCCAAAGGGGTGAGCTGTGTTTCAATGAAGGGCAACGGATACGATGGACAGGAAAGGGTCCACCGTATCCGTTACTTTTCATAAACTGACACCTTATAAAAAAGAAGGGGTGCAAGGCCCCTTTGGGGAGCTTGTATACCCGTTATTTCTGTGACGGTGGGGACCGTCAGAAGAGAAAGAACACCGGAAGTGAAGGGCCAGCAGGAGGGCAGCGGGATGAGATGCAACTACATCCGCGAGAAAAAGATACTCTGCGGGGATGAGTACATGGCTGTGGGCGTCTACTCCATCACGCCGACCGAGCACAGCACCCGGCGGAAGAAGAGCAAGGAGTCCACCGAGGGGCAGAAAGCCAAGAACAAAATGGCTTCCCTGCGGAACCGGCAGCGGGTGGCGCTGGCGAATTTCGACAAGCGGGGATTCTTCCTGACCGGAACCTACGATGACCCCTACCTGCCGGAGGACATGGAAGAGTGTCTGCGGGACGTGAGGAACTACCGGCGGCGGGTGATCGCGGCGACGTGCAAGAGGTTCGGCGTGGAGAAGAAGCACATCCGCCTGATGCTGGTGGCTGTACGGAAGGGCGAGGCCGGACGGCTGCACATGCACGGCTTTGCTGAGTGCTGGGGCATGGGAGACGCCGAGCGCCGGGAATGGCGGGAGATGCTGGAAGACCTGTGGCGGCGGCGAATTCCCGGAACCAACGAGTTTGAGCCGCAGGGCACCATGAACGTTGACAGAATGGACATGGGCAAGCTGTTGGGCAAGGACGGCGGGAACGGAACGCTGGGCTACCTGTACGGGCACAAAGAACGGATCTGGGTGGAGACCAGCACCCTGCGCCGCCCGGCGGAACAGCCCCCCAACGACACCCGGTGGAGCCGGAAGCAGCTGCGGACCGCGTGCGGAGAGATGGCGCAGGATGCCTATTGGTGGGGCCAGCGGTTCCCCGGCTGGGAATTGCAGAAGTGCGTGGTGCTGGAGCCGGGAGAGCTGCACGAATCGCCGGGCCGCGAACGGCCGGACGGCTGGGAGCGGAACGAACCGCAATGTTATGTGATCCTGCGGCGGGTGCACGCTGCATCTGCGAAACCTCGCACCTGACAGAACCGATACTGGTATTTTGCGTTGAAACACGCGCCTAAAGGGGGGCGGTGCCGTGACGAAAGAACAGAAAAAGGCCACACGAAAGGCTCTGCGGCAGTATGCCGAGGGGCCTGTTCGTGCTGCGTGGGCCGAGGTGATCGAAGGGGTGCTGCGGCACTACGAGGCCGTGGAACCCTTGTGCGCCCAGCTGCTGAGGCTGCGGTATCTGGAAGGCAAGACGGAGGACGAGGTGGTGCCCGCGCTGTATGTGAGCCGCAGCACCTACTACCGCAAGGAGCTGGAAGTGCTATCGACGGTAGCGGTGGAAGCGGCGAGGCGGGGGCTGCTATAGCCGAAATGTTTCAAGTATTTTTCTGCGACGTGTTGTGGTAGGCTGGTAGACAGAAGAAAAACCTCTCAGTCGGCGCAAAGCGCCGCCAGCTCCCCTAGTAGGGGGGAGCCCTTGGCAGGTCGGTTTTGGCTGTGCTGGGTGAATGGGGTTCGACCGATCGGGAACGGTTGGGCTCCGCGACAGAGGGAAGGTGGGTATATGACGAAAAAGCGGGCGTATTGCAAGAACACGGTGCAGGGCAGCCAGCGGGGGCGGAAGTACCCGCCGAAGCTGCGGGCCGAAGTGGTGATGGCGATGGTGGCGTCGAACAACGTCTGCGCGGTGGCGCGGCGGTACAAGGTGCCGGAATCCACCATCCGCTCATGGCTGGCCGAAGAAGCAGCCAAGGGCGACGCCTTTGCCGAGGCGAGACAGGCGGCGGCGCGGGAAATCGCGGTACGGGCGTCCATCGGGGCCAAGGAACAGGTGGCCTATCTGCAAGGCCGGGTGGCGGAGAGCCAGCGGGCGGCAGAAATTCGGGCGAAGCTGGACAAGCGGCTGGAAGAGGGCGTGCGGGCAGGAGACGCCGAGGTGGGAGCCTTGCTCAAGACCGAACAGGAAGCTCTGGCCGACGCCGCCGAGGTGGGGCTTGTGGTCTACAACAGCCCCGGCAGCTACGACCGGAAGCTCTTGGACAACGACCGGCGGCAGCTCGAAGCACTGCGGGAGCACTACGACGGCCTGACCATGGACGACAAGAACGCTGCCAACGTGGCGCGGGTACTGATGGACGTGGCCGAAAAGGCAGCGGCGCTGACCCCGACGGCCAAAGCGGCCGACGAGACCGAAGCGGCCCCGCCGATGATCTGCATCGGAGCCGAAGGAACCGGGGACGAGGCGGAGGTCGAGGTGGAATAGGGCCCTCGATGGGGAGCGCATTGGGAAGCAGGTGAGTGAGACGGAACGCAGGAAAGTGATCTGGAAGCCGCAGCCGAGGCAGCTGGCATTTATGGCCCGCACCGAGGACGAAGCGTTATACGGCGGGGCTGCGGGCGGCGGGAAGAGCGACGCACTGGTGATCGAGGCGCTGCGGCAGGTGGACATTCCCCACTACCGCGGGCTGATCCTGCGCAAGACCTTCCCCCAGCTGCGGGAGCTGATCGACAAGACCATGCAGTATTACAAGCCCTGCTTCCCGAAAGCGCGGTACAACGGCTCGAACCACTGCTGGACCTTCCCCAGCGGGGCGAAGATCTATTTCGGCAGCCTGAACCACGAAAAGGACAAGTACAACTACCAAGGCCAGCAGTACGATTTCATCGGATTCGACGAACTGACCCATTTCACGTGGGCGGAGTACAGCTACCTCATGAGCCGCAACCGCCCCAACGGTCCCGGCACGCGGGTCTACACCCGCGCCACGGCCAACCCCGGCGGCGTGGGCCACGGCTGGGTGAAGGCAAGGTTCATCACCCCGGCCCCGCCCGGCACCCGGATGGTGCAGTACGTGAAGGTCAAGACGCCGGAGGGCGGGGAGATCGAGCAGCGGCGCACCCGAATCTTCATCCCCTCCACGGTATTCGACAACAAGGCGCTGCTGGCCAACAACCCCGGCTACCTCGGCAATCTGGCCGCGCTGCCGGAGGCGGAAAAACAGGCCCTACTCTACGGCGACTGGAACAGTTTTACGGGGCAGGTGTTCACCGAATGGCGGAACGACCCGGAGCACTACGACGACCAGCGGTGGACCCACGTGATCCATCCGTTCCGCATCCCGGTCCACTGGCGCATCTGGCGCGGGTACGACTTCGGCTATGCGAAGCCGTTCTCGGTGGGGTGGTACGCGGCGGACGAGGAAGGGCGGCTCTACCGGATCAAGGAACTGTACGGCTGCACCGGGACCCCCAACGAGGGAACGAAGGTGAACCCGGTGGAACAGGCCCGGATGATCCGGGAGGCGGAGGAGAACGACCCGATGCTGCGAGGGCGGGTCATTACCGGAGTGGCAGACCCGGCCATCTTCGACGAGAGCCGGGGCGAAAGCATTGCGGCCATGCAGGAGAAAAGCCCGAATTTTTTGCACTGGATGCCCGGCGACCACACGAGGCTGGCGGGCAAGATGCAGTTCCACTACCGGCTGGCCTTCGACGAAGAAGGCAAGCCGATGTTTCAGGTCTTCGACACCTGCAAGCACTTCATCCGAACCATCCCGAATCTGGTCTACGACGAGAGCCGGGTGGAGGACATCGACACGACGCAGGAAGACCACATCTACGACGAGTGCCGGTATGTACTGATGGAGAACCCCATCAGCCCCCGGCAGCATATGGAAGCTCCGCTGCTGCGGGACGATCCGCTGGAACTGGATGGGAGACGGACGAAGTTCTATAGGGTGTAGGGAGCTGGCAAGGACGCTGACCACAGAAGGAGGTACAGTTGGAAGACACGTTAGAAATGACTGCTGCGGAAGAAGTCATCGGCACCGAAGAGGTGGCGAAGGCGGCGCAGCTTTTGCAGCAGTACAAGAGCGGCAAGGCCGCGCTGGACACCCGGATCGTGGACAACGAGCTGTGGTTCCGGATGCGGCACTGGAAGAATTACAAGAACAAGATGATGGAGGACAAACCCACCCCGGCGAGCGGGTGGCTGTTCAACTCCATTGCCAACAAGCACGCCGACGCCATGGACAACTACCCGGAACCCAACGTGCTGCCCAGAGCGGCGGACGACGAGAAGACGGCGAAGGTCCTCTCGAAGGTGCTGCCGGTGGTGCTGGAACAGGCGGACTACGAACAGGCCTACAGCGACACATGGTGGCGCAAGCTCAAGCAGGGCACCGGCGTGAAGGGCATCTTCTGGGACCCGACGAAGCGCAGCGGCATCGGAGACATCGCCATCAAGAGCATGGACATCCTGATGTTGTACTGGGAGCCGGGGGTGATGGACATTCAGGAATCGCCGAACCTGTTCAGCCTGAGTCTGGAAGACAACGACCAGTTGAAGGCCAAGTGGCCCCAGATGGACGGCCACACCGGGAGCACGCTGGAAGTGGCCAAGTACATCCACGACGAACACATCTCCACCGCCGACAAGAGCGTGGTGGTGGATTGGTATTACAAAAAGGCCCGCCCGGAGGGGCAACCGCTGCTGCATTACTGCAAGTTCTGCAACGGGGTCGTCCTCTACGCCAGCGAGAACGACCCGCAGTATGCCGACCGGGGGTTCTACGATCACGGCCAGTACCCCTTTGTGTTTGACCCGTTGTTCATGGAAGAAGACAGCCCGGCGGGCTTTGGGTACATCGACGTGATGAAGGACACCCAGACCGCCATCGACGAGATGAATCACGCCATGGACGAGAACATCAAGCTGGCGGCGAAGCCCCGCTTTTTGCTGAGCGACGCGGCGGGGGTGAACGAAGAGGAACTGGCGGACTGGTCCAAGGACATCGTGCACGTGGCCGGGGGCATCCGGGACGGCATCCTGAGCCCCTTGCAGACGGCGGGCTTGCAGGGCAACTGCATCAGCTACCGGGACGCGCGGGTGAGCGAGCTGAAGGAGATCAGTGGCAACCGGGACGTCTCGCAGGGCGGCACCACTAGCGGCCTGACGGCGGCTTCGGCCATTGCGGCTTTACAGGAGGCGGGTTCGAAGCTCTCCCGCGATATGCTGAAGAGCGCCTACCGAGCCTTCGCGAAAGAATGCTACCTCATCATCGAGCTGATGCGGCAGTTCTACGACGAAGAGCGGGTGTACCGCATCACGGGGCCGACGGGCCAGACGGAGTTCGTGTCCTTTTCCGGCCAAGCGCTGCGGCCCCAGCCGGTTGGCATGGTGGGCGGCGTGGAGCTGGGGGCCCACGAGCCGGTGTTCGACATCACGGTGAGCGCGGCGAAGAAGAGCACCTTCAACCGCCTCTCCCAGAACGAGACGGCAAAGGAATGCTACCAGCTGGGGTTCTTCGCCCCGGCCAACGCGGACGCCGCACTGGCGGCGCTGGACATGATGGACTTTGAGGGCATCGAGAAGGTGCGGGAGCGGGTACAGCAGAACGGCACCCTCTACCAGCAGCTGCAACAGGCCATGGAGCAGGTGCAGAAGATGGCCGGGCTGCTGGATCAGATGACCGGCTCCAACATGAGCGCAGCGGCAGGAGCGGCCGCACAGGCTGCCGGGGCATCCGGCGGAGGCAGCGGCGGGACCAGCGAGGGGCTGAGCGCCACCAACGGCCTTGGGGCACAGGTGGGCAGCGGCGGCAACAGCCTTGCCACACAGGCGGCGAAGCGGGCCATGAACGTGAATAACCCGAATAAGTAAAGGAGAAAGAGCATGGAACTGTACGAGACCATTGAGGGCATGACCAGCACCGACTACCGGGAACGCTTTAAAGCAGAGTACCGGCAGACGAAGATCCGGTACGAGAAACTGAAGGACTTTTGCAACCGGATCGAGGCGGCAGCGAGGACCGGCACGGAACCGCCGGAACACAGCTGCCCGCTTGACCTGCTGCAGGAGCAGCAGAAATACATGGGGCTGTACCTGAAAATGATGGAGATCCGGGCAGTGATCGAAGAGGTTGCGCTGAAGGAGGAAAAGGCATGATCGAAGCAAGTGTGATGCGCACGGTTGGGAACGACGACAAAATCAGCTACGAAGTGAAAGCGAAAGGCCATGCAGGCGCGGGGAAGTACGGGCAGGACATTGTGTGCGCAGCGGTGAGCGTCCTGATGCAGACCCTTGCCAACGAGGTGGAGGAGGCTGCACGGGTAGGCACTGTGGTGCTGGGCGCTGTGGCCCACGGCGACGGCTGGATGAAGGTGGAGGTGACCCCGACTCGTGAGAGCTGCAACATGGTGGAAGCATGGGTGGAGCTGGTGCAGGACGGACTGGACGCACTGGCGGAGAGCTACCCGGAGAACGTGGAGCTGGTGGTGAACGTGAGGTTCGCGGACGGCAAGGCACCGGACCCGGCACAGCTGCCGGACATGGTGAGCGGGAAGATGAACCTGCAGCTGTTTGCCGAGGGCGGCGATGGCGGGACACCCGCTCAGGCGGCTGCGGACGGGAGCAGTACTGACCCGAAGGCGGAGAGCTCCGCGACAGAGGGCAGCGGCAGCGAGGACGGCGCGGACAAGGGCGAAGGCGAAGCGGGCGAGGAGGCCAAGAAGCCCAGCCCGGCGGAGCGGCGGAAGGCGTTCGGGCAGATGATGAGCGGCGAGTACAAGGACCTTGCCGACGAGATGATGCAGAACGCGGTGCAGATCGCGGCGCAGAACCTCGAAGCCAGCCCGGAGATGCGGGGGCTGCTGGAAGCCATCGCAGAGAAGTACGGCACCGACGCCACCGACCTTACGGCCCTGACGGACGCCATCCGCAACGGCGTGGTGAAGGACGATGCGTATTTCGAAAGAATCGCCATGGAGAAGGGCATCTCTGTGAGGACCGCGCGGGAGATGGACAAGCTGGAGACCCAGAACAAGCGACTGACCGCCCAGCAACAGGCGGCCCAGCAGATGCAGAAAGCCGCTGCCGAGCGGGCCCGGATCGCACAGATTCAGGCCCGGTGGGACGCCGAGGCCGACGCGCTGAAAGCCAAGTACCCGGATTTCGACCGGGACGAGGTGCTGGCGAACCCGGATGTGGAGAAGATGATGCGGGCGGGCTGCTCGATGGAAGCGGCTTACCGGGCCGCTTACTTCGACCGCCTGATGGCCCGGCAGACTGCCGCAACGGCCCAGCAGACCGAGCAGGGCGTGCTGAACCGGGTGCAGCAGCGGGCCAGCCGCCCGGCGGAGAACGGCACCCGCCCCGGCGGCGCGGTGCAGACCCACCTCGACGTGGAACACATGAGCCGTAAGGACCGCGAGGCGCTGGAAAAACGAGTGCTGCGCGGGGAGATCATTACGTTGTAGCCCTCTCAGCCGTGGGCAGCGGGCTTGCCCTCTCACCGCTCCGTCCGCCTAACGGCGGCGCGTCGCGGAGCTCCCCCGAAGGGGCAACGGCGACGACCGCCGCCAGTGGCGGAAGCAGGGAGGAGCTGTTGGGGCAGCGGCCAGCAGGATGCAAGCGAAGCGAAGCAGACGCTGGGAGCCGCAACCCGTAGAGCTCCGCTTAGAGGAAAGCCTTTTGCACAAGGCTGTTTAGAGAAACAAAATATTTTCAGGAGGAAAAACATGAAGGACAAGACCATGAAGCTGGATCTGCAGATGTTCGCACAGGCCAGCGCACAGTTGCAGAACACCACGACCGCATCCGGCATGAGCGCCGAGATGAAGACCTACTACGAGAAGCGGCTGCTGGATCAGGCGGAACCGGCACTGGTGCACGACCAGTTCGGCGATAAGTACCCCATCCCGGCCAACGGCGGCAAGACCATCGAGTTCCGCAAGTACGACAGTCTGCCCAAGGCGACCACGCCTCTGACCGAGGGCGTGACCCCCGACGGCCAGAACCTGAACGTCTCCACCGTGACGGCAGAGGTGAAGCAGTACGGCGGCTGGACCCCCATCACCGACACGCTGCAGCTGACCGCCATCGACAACAACATCGTTCAGGCCACCAAGATCCTTGCCTCTCAGGCGGGCCGCACCATCGACAGCGTGGTGCGCGACATCCTTGTGGGCGGCACCAATGTCATCTACGCGCCCAAGGTGGCCGACGGCGTAAAGGCCGAGGTGAAGAGCCGCGCCAATCTGGACAAGACGGCCAAGCTGACCAGCGAACTCATCATGAAGGCGGCGACCCAGCTCAAGGCCATGAACGCCGACCCCATTGATGGCAGCTACATCGCCATCATCCATCCTTACATCTCCTACGACCTGCGCAGCGACCCGGCTTGGATCGACGTGCACAAGTACGCCCAGCCGGATGAGATCTACAACGGCGAGATCGGCAAGCTGCACGGCGTGCGGTTCGTGGAGACCAGCGAGGCGAAGATCTGGAAGGACGCCACCTGCCCGGCGGGTCTGGCCGTGTTCGCTACCCTGATCCTTGGCGCACACGCTTACGGCACCACCGAGATCGAGGGCGGCGGCCTCGAACACATCGTAAAGCAGCTGGGCTACGGCGACGACCCGCTGAACCAGCGTGCATCCGTGGGCTGGAAGGCCACCCAGACCGCAGAGCGTCTGGTGGAGCAGTACATGATCCGCATTGAGAGCGTTTCGACCTATTCGGCCAGTGCATCGGCGAACTAAACGAGCCCTCTCAGCGCGCAGTCCGGCGTTGCCGGAGCTGCTTGCAGTGCCCCCGAAGTGGGAGCTCTGCTTAGAGGAACCCCTCAGTCTGCGTTGCAGACAGCTCCCCGATTGGGAGCGTTTTGAGCCCGAACGGGCAGATAGGAGAACAGCAAATGGCAGCAAAGAAAGAAAACAACGGTGAAGGTGAAATGGTGAGCATCCGGCTGTTCAGCGACAACGGGCGCTACAAGGGCGACCTGTTCGTGAGCGTGAACGGCGTGAACTACCAGATCAAGCGCGGTGTGACCGTACAGGTGCCGCCGGAGGTGGCGGAAGTGATCCAGCACAGCGAGGAGCAGGACGCCCAGAGCGCGGCGCGGATGGAAGCCATCATCGCACGCGGGGAGTGACCTTGCCCTCTCAGCGCACACAAAATCGAACCCCGGCCCGGCGGCACCGCTGTGCCGGGGATTTTTGATAACCTCTCAGTCAGCGCTCCGCGCTGCAAGCTCCCCTAGTAGGGGAGCCCTTGGCAGGACGGTGGGGCTGTACTGGACGAAAAAGTTTATGGTGTCGGGAGCTGGAGTGCTCCGCGACAGAGAGGAGCTGCCCAATGACGGTAGGAAAAGCAATTGAGCTGGCGGACAAGCTGCGGGCCAACAACGGGTTCGACCGCGAGCTGAAGATCTTATGGCTGCGGCAAGCGGATGCGGGGCTGCGGAAAAGCGTGGTGGAGAAAAGCGACACCGACGCCTTCGACGCTGTGGGCGCGGATGTGCTGTACGACCGGGAAGAGGAGATGCTGCGGCAGGATGCCGAGCTGATGCTGCCCCAGCCTTACGATGACTACTACCCGCACTACCTGAGCGCCCAGATGGACCTTGCCCTCGGCGAGACCGACCGGTATGCCAACGAGATGCAGGTGGCGAACAACTGCCAAGAGGAATTTGCCATCTGGTGCCGCCAGCATTACCTGCCGAAAATGGACACGAAATGGAGGTATTGAAATGGCGCTTCCGAGCGTATACAGCCTTTCGACCGGGCGGAGCAGCCTGACGGCCTTCGGCGGGCTGAATGAGAGCTATGCCTGTGCGGAGGCGGAATTTACCCGGATGCAGAATTTTTCCAGCCGAGGCTATCCGGCGTTACAGACCCGGACGCCCCGGCGGAAGATGGAAGCAGTGGAACACTGCAACGGGATGTACCATCTGAACGGAATGCTCCTGTGCGAGGGGACGACGCTGCGATACAAGGCCGACCATGAGGAAACGCTTGCCACGCCGGCCGCAGAGGAAGAGATCGTGCTGAAAAACGCCGTGAGCGACAGTGAGAAGATCATGGTGGGCATGGGCACGAAGATCATCCTCTTCCCGGACAAAGCAGCTTTTGACACCAAGACCGGCAGCCTGACCCCGCTGGGCGCTGGGTGGGAGAGCACCGGCACTGTGACCCTGACGCCCTGCGATGCGGCGGGCCGGACTTACACCGCCACCGGGCACGCCGCAAAAGAGCCGGACAATCCCACGGACGGGCAGGTCTTCTTGAAAGTCATCAACAGCCAAGTACCCTACAGCAGCGAAAGCGTGCTGGAAGTGTACAACGAGACATTGGGGAGCTGGTCGGCGGTGGAGCTGAACTACTGCAAGATCGAGGCAACGGGCATCGGAAAGGATTTTGCGGTGTGGGACACGGTGACGATCAGCGGCATCGGGGCCAACGAAGACGGGTACTGGAAGGAGCTGACGGGGGACCGCGTAGTGTATGCACAGGGAGACGACTTCGTGCAGGTAAAGGCGGAACCCGGTGGCGATTATTTCTACGGGACCCTGACCAAGGAGGGAGATCGTCTCAGCTGGCGGAGCATCGACGGAAAGGGCAGCGGCTTGGAGGGCAGTCCCGAACTGTTCCGGGTGGAGCGGCGGGTGCCAGACCTCGACTTCCTGACCGAATGCGACAACCGGGTATGGGGCTGCTCCAGCCGGGAGAATGTGATCTACGGCTGCAAGCTGGGCGACCCGACCAACTGGTTCTCCTACCGGGGAACGGCTGCGGACAGCTACGCTGTGACCGTGGGCAGCGACGGCGAATTCACCGGCGCCGCCACCTGCATGGGCTACGCCTTATTTTTCAAAGAGAACACTCTGCACAAGCTCTACGGCAGCCGC